ATAAAAAGTAATGTAAATGAATAGAATATTTATATTTGAAAATCAATTAAGTCAAGGAGAAATATTATATTGGAAAATTCATTATAAAACATTTAATGGAAGATATTTTAAGAATTTACAAAATAAAGGAAGTGGATGGTCTTTTCCAAATAAATTTAAAGAGATGATTAAAAAAAAGGATGTAATAGAGAAAACGGAGGAGAAGAATGAGAATGAATTAGTGAATGATATACCAATAGAATGGAAATTACCATTTAAATTTTATTTTGATCTTATTAAAGATATTGAAAATTAAATAAAAAGAAAAAATGTATAAAACATTGGTGTTATCAGGAGGAGCTTTACGAGGATTTGCATTATTGGGAGCAATTCAAGTATTACAAGATAAAAATTTATTAAAAAATATAGATACTTATGTAGGAACATCGATAGGAGCAATTATAGGATATTTATTATGTATAGGATATAATCCTATTGAGATATTATTATATATAAATAAAGAGGAATTTATAGAAAATTTATCATCTAATTTAGATATAATAAATGGATTTCAAGGAAAGGGTTTATTATCATTTGATATAATAAAATCAATATTAGAGAAAATGACAATAGAAAAATGTAATAAATTAATGACATTAAAAGAATTATATGAAACATCGAATAAATTATTGGTATGTTGTACATATAATTATACGGATGGGATACTGGAGTTTATATCAAAAGATACATTTCCGGAATTAAAATGTATAGATGCGTTACAGATGAGTTCAAGTTTACCAATATTGTTTGAACCATATATTTATAATGAAAAAATATATATAGATGGAGCGATAATAAGTAATTTTCCATTTTTTTATAATGAAATAGGAAATAAAGATACTACAATAGGAATAAAATTTATAAAGAGAAAAAAAAATCAAAATGAAAGTAATATTATATATTTATATAATATATTAATGATACCAATAGAACATTTAGATTTATTATTAAATGATAAATATAAAGGGAAAATAATAGAAATTGATATATCAGAATGTGATTATTCATTAGATTTTAAATTGACACATAAAAATAGATTAGATATGTTTTCATGTGGATATGAAAACACATTAAAAAAATTAAAATAATAAAGATAAAATGAATGAAAATATATGTAAACATAAAAATCAAAATTTAGTAAATATATTACAAAGTTTTATTTATACAATGAATGATGAAAAAATAAGAGAAGAATTAATAAAAACATGTATAAAAAATTGTAATGAAAATAAAGAATGGAAATGGAGTGGTACTTGGACAGTAATATGTAAAAATAATAATTTATTAATGAGAGAAACAAATGAATGTATAAAAAATTTTATAAAAAAGAAAAAATTTAATTCTAATGTATATAGAAATTGTATGTTTACAGTATGTATAATTTATGAAATACATTTAGTTCATTATGTATCATTTGTGTATAATTATGAAACAAAAAAATTAAATAGTTTTGATCCAGGTATTGAATTATATGTAAAAGGTAGAGATACAGTATTACCATTAATTAGAAAAGCTTTTTATGAATTAAATTTAATTGAAAAAATGGATATAATAGATGATGAAAATATGGGAGTGTGTAATAATTTTAAATTTAAAGGAAAAAATGTAGGAATTCAATATAATAATAATTCTAAAATGATATTAAAGGCTGATTCATTTTGTCAAACTTGGACGATATATTTTTTAATACGATTAATGATAGGAGAGAAAGATTATTCATTTATAAATAATTGGTGTGAAATAAATCCAATGGAGAGAGAACGATATTTAATGGCTTTTTTTATATTACCACAATTAATGTATGGATCAAAAAATATAAGTAAAACATTTATGAAAAATTATAATATATATAATATAAATCAATATAATGAAATAATAAATTATTTATATGAATATTTAGAGAAATGTTATCCGGATAAATTAAAAAAAAATAATAATAAAATAAAATGAAACAATCATATAATTATGGTTATCCGGTTCCAAAAATGTTTGAAAAATCGAAAGAAAAAAGTTTTCTTTCAGGTGTAGGAAAAGAAATAAATGAAAATAATATAAATGTATCATTAATATCTAAATGTTCAATAAATAATTATCAATCGTCTATACAAAATAAATATCCGTGTGGGTATAAAAATGTTTAATAATTCATATTAAAAGCCATATATTGAGGATGTTTATGTTTAATTTTTAATGGAGCATGAGATCTTAATCCATGACTATTAAAATCACCTAATAAAGTAGTCCATATTGTTAATTTTTTATTATTCGTTTCCATTTCTACTTGATCTCTAATTTGAGTAATAATTATATTTAATGTTTGATTAATAATGGATCTAATATCACATCTGGATTGTGATGGAGGAATAATATATCGAGAATGTATATCACCAATATTGGGTCTAGTGCCAAATCGATAAACACTTGAAACCATACTAGCAATTTGTTCTGGACTAATTATAATTTTTCTACCTAATGGATCAACTCCGTCTAATGCTTTTGTAATTTGTTGACTCATTGTATTAATATTTTCAAAAGATAAAAGATAAACAAGATTAGGATCTTGATCATTCATTTGTCCAACATTTGACATAAAATTAATATCATTAGAACTATTTAAAAAAGATGGATAACAAGAATTATTTAATGAATTCATTAATATTTTATTAAAGTTTATATTATTTAATTAAATAAATAATAAAATAAAATTAAAGAGATTATTATTAATGAAATTTTTATATATTTCATTATTATTTGATGATAATTTAAAGGAATAATAAATAATTTTTCATTGATAGAATTGAGATATAGATGTTGATAAAAAAATAGAGAAAAAAGAGAATTAAAATGAATAAAGAGATAAAAAATGAGATAAAAAAAAGATGATTTACATTTTGAAATGTGTTTTACCATATATTCTGAATCATATTCTAAAGAATATCCTAATTTTTTATAATAGTTTTGTACACCAATACCTGATATAATGGCAATTTGTTCTAATTTATAAAAAATGGCAATATTTTCAATAATATTCATTAATAGTTTACCAAAACCTCTATGTTGAGATTGACCTGATAAAGAAGATGATTGAACATTACCATAAATATGTAATTCTCTGATTTTAAGAGTTTTTTTAAAAAAAATGGGTAATATCCAACTTGGTTTTTTTTCTTTTTTTAAATCATAATTAGAAATTCTGCATCGAATCATACCAATAATTTTTGTATTTTGAATAGAAGAAGTTGGTTTATATTCAATACTAATAAAATATTCTATACCATCGGATGCTTCATAAGATTTAATATAAAGAAAACATTTTTGAATATCAAAATAATGATTACGAATTTCTCTCGATCTTATATCATTACAATTAATATTTAAAGATATTAATTTATCGAAACAAATTTGTCTAATATTAGTTTGTAATGTATCACTTTCATAACCTAGACGTAAAGGAGTGTCTTTAGCTAAAGGAAAATCTCTATGAAATCTATTTAATCGTATAAAAGAAGGGATTAGTGGAATAATATTTAATAACATATTTACAAATAAATTATATTGAGATTCGGCAAAAGGAATCCAAATAAGTATATCATCTAAATTTTTATAAAATATAGAAGATAAATTGGATAAATGTCCTTGAATCATTTTTTTTTGAATGAAATCTTGTTCTTCATATGTAAAAGAATGTGTATTTTGTCTATATTTTCTAAATTTAGTAAATGGAACATCAACACAAATATATAATTTTAAATAATCCGATAATAAATAAGGATCTGATAAAATAGTTTTACACATTTGAAAATCTTTTTCTAAAGTTGTTCCAGGACAATCCAATAATAGATGAATATCAATTTTAAATCCATTATCTTTTAATTTTTGAATAGCTTTTTTAGAACATTCAATATCATGTCGTCGATTCATTATTTTTAATACATTTTCATCATTATGTTGAATACCTAATTGAACACGTGTTACACCATAATTTCTTAATCTATGAATTTCATATTTTGATATTTGATCTGGTCTGGTTTCAATTACTATCCCTGTTATACGTCCATATGATAAATTGGCATTTATTTCTTTTTCTTCTTTAAATGATTTTCTTTCTCTTACTATAAATTTATCTTGAATACTAATTAAAGATAAATGATTTTTAAATGGTAATTCTTTAAGCCAATTTAAAATAATAGGAACAAAAGTGCCATTTTTTCTATAACTAAATTCTGAATATAAATTACAAGCATAATATAAATTATGAATAAATTCATCAATGATGATTTTAGGAAAAGAATGAAAAGTTCCACCTAATAGGATATGAATAATTTTATCAATATGATGTCCCATAAGATATTCTAATTGAATAAATCTTCTCCATAATTGGAATTTAATATCAAAATTTTCAATTACACCTAATTTAGGAGTACCTTCTGATGATAAATAACTTCTTGGTTGATTAGGTTCATTAGGACACATTGCACAATCATATTTACAACTAAATTGATGAGGAGGTAACATGGTTGAAATTTCTAATTCACCACTGTTACTTCTAATTGATTTAATTCTAATTTTAGATTCAAAATATATATTTTCTTTACAATTATTTAAATATAATTGTTGTAAATAATAATGTAATAAGTCTGATTTAGATAAATAACATTTAGTTTTTGAATAAATATATTTTTGCATATCATGAAAAGTAGACAAAGATTGAATTTCATTTAAAATTTCAATATTCATATATTAATTATTTAATCATAAAATTTGAAAAAAATATAAATCAATTTTTTAAATTAAAATATAAAAAATGATTTTAATAGATATATATTATTTAAATAATAAAAATGGAAATTAGAGATTTAGATTATATACAATTTGGTATATATTCACATGAAAATGTTATTAAAAATTCAGTATGTGAAATTACTAATCCAAAATTGACTGGATCAAATAGTGTTTATGATGAAAGATTAGGAGTTATGGAATCAAATAAAAAATGTATAACTTGTGGACTAACTGATAAACGATGTGTAGGACATTTTGGACATATTATATTAAAAATACCAGTTTTACATCCACTTTTTCATAAATTAATAATGTTTATTTTAAAATGTATATGTTTTCATTGTAATCGTATATTATTATTTAAAGAACAATTAGAATTAAATGGAATATTAAAATATCATAAACAGAGTCGATTTATTAAAATTGTTGAAAAAATGGAAAAAGTAGATATATGTAATCATTGTTCTACGACACAACCTAGATATGTGTTTAATTCTCAAGAAAAAAATTTTAATATGATATTTAAACAACAAGGTGATATTAATCGAATTTCTATAACTGAAAATGATATTAAAAACATTTTTGATCATATATCAGATGAAGATGTTACATTATTAGGATTTGATCCAAAACATTTTCATCCAAAATTTTTAATTTTGACTGCATTACCTGTCATTCCTCCTGTCGCAAGACCTTTTGTAATTGCTGATAATATGACTTGTGATGATGATTTAACAATTCAATATCAAGAAATTATTAAAACAAATTTACATATTGCAGATGTAGAAATAAATTCTACAAAAAAATCAAAATATATTCAAGCTTTAAAATTTAAAATTAAAAGTTTATTTGATAATTCAGGTGATAGACAACGAGTTAGTAATGGTAGACCTTTAAAAGGTATTAAAAAAAGATTAACTGGAAAAGAAGGTCTAATTAGAAATAATTTAATGGGTAAAAGAGTTGATAAATCTGCAAGAACTGTTATTGGTCCTGATCCTACTTTAGAAGTTGATCAGATTGCTATTCCTCAACATATCGCTGATATTTTATGTTATCCTGTTAGAGTTACAAAATATAATAAAGAACAAATTTATAAATGGATTAAAGAAAATAAAGTTAATTTTCTTTTAAGAGGTGATATTAGAATTAATATGAAATATGCTTGTAAAAAACAAGGCACTAGATTAATATATGGAGATGTTATTTTTAGAAAAGGTAAAATGATTTTAATTGAAAAAGAAAATCAAATCTTCTCTTTACAAGAAGGTGATTTATTATATAGAGATGGTAAACAAATTACAAATATTGAATATAATAAATTTAGACCTATAGAAATTTTTGATGGTGATATTATTGAAAGAAAATTACAAAATGATGATATTTTATTATTAAATCGACAACCTACTTTACATAAAGGTTCTATGATTGCACAAAGAATTGTCATTAGACCTGGTAAAACTATTCGAATGAATTTAGCCATTACTAAAAGTTTTAATGCTGATTTTGATGGCGATGAAATGAATTTACATTGTCCTGCTACTCCTGAAACAGAAGCTGAATTGAGATTATTATCTTCTTTAGGTCAAAATTTAATGAGTCATCAATCCAGTTCTGCTAATATTGTTATTGTTCAAGATTCATTATTAGGTATATATTTTATGACTCATTCCAATTGTATTTTAAAAAAAGAACAATTTTTTCAAATTGCTGATATTATTTATAAAAATCGTTTAGATGAAAATTTATGGTATAAAATTAATTTATATAGAAAAAAGAAAAATATTTCCTCTACTGATTTTTTTGATGGTAAAATGCTATTTAGTTTACTATTACCTAATAATTTCTTTTTTATAGATAATAATCGATTAGATGATAATGAACCTGATTTAATTATTGACGAAGGTATACTCATCTCTGGTATAATTGGTAAAACTAATTTATCTTCTTCTTCTTCTAAATCTTTTATTAGTTTATTTTTTAGAGAATATGGTGAAAAAATAACTATGAATTTTATTAATAATGTTCAATTTATCGCCATGAAATATTTATTATTTAGAGGTTTTAGTATCGGTATTGATGATTGTCTTATTAAAAAAAGAGATGAAATTCAATCTAAAATTAGTCAAGCTTTTTTAAAAGCTAAATCAATTGAAGAACACACTAAAGATCCTAAAATTAAAGAATTATATGTTTTATTTGCTCTCTCTAACGCAAGAGATACTGGTATGGCTATCTCTCAAAAAGCTTTAGCTAAAGATAATAATTTTGTAGCTTCTGTTAAATCGGGAGCTAAAGGTGATTATTTTAATATTGCTCAAATTAGTGGTTTGTTAGGACAACAAAATTTAAATGGTGAAAGAATAAAACCTTTATTATCTAATTATTCAAGAACTCTTCCTCATTATCCCATCTCTATCGATGATTATCAATCAGAAGATATTAGATTTGAATCGGCTGGTTTTATTAGATCCTCTTTTATTGATGGTTTAAATCCAAGAGAATTCTTTTTTCATGCAATGACTGGTAGACAAGGTATTACTGACACTGCTATGAAAACTGCTACTTCTGGTTATATTCAAAGAAGAATGATTAAAATAGCTGAAGATGTTCAAGTTAAATATGATGGAACAGTTAGAAATTCTGTTGGAAAAATTATTCAATTTTGTTATGGTGATAATTTTTTAGATCCCGTTCAAACTTCCTTTAAAAATCAACAATCTATTCCCTGTGATATCTCTCGAATTGTACAAAAAGCAAATTGGCAATTTAAACAAAAACAAAATTCTTCTCTTTCTTAATCATTTTAATTTATCATTTTAAAATTTATTAATTTATTTATAAAATAATTAGATGAAGAAAAATTATTAGAACCATTCATAGATTACAATCATATATTAAAAATTATTACAATCATATATTAAAAATTATTACAATCATATATTAAAAATTATTACAATCATATATTAAAAATTATTACAATCATATATTAAAAATTATTACAA